CAAGGCATCAAGCAAGCAATTCTGCTGCTCGTTGGCCACTGGTTTAACAATCGTGAGGGTGTAACATTTGGCTCTACATCTGAAGTGCCAATGGCTGTACGTTCTCTTTCTGACCAATTTCGACTTGGAGACGCATTTACATGCTACGCGCCGGTAAGTTGAGACAGCGAGTGACGATCCAGCAGAAAGGCACAACAGCCGATGCTGCTGGTCAAATCTCTGATTCATGGTCTACGCTGATAACTGTATCAGGTGCGGTCATGGATATGTCTGGCCGTGAAACGATACTTGGTGAGCAGGTAGATGCCACTGTTGATGCAGTTGTAATTATCCGCAAGCCACGAACGAGCGGCAACTTACCAAAACCTGAGATGCGGGTGCAGTTTACGGATGACTTGGTGACTCGAACGCTAAACATAAGCAGTGTATTGAATAAAGATGACATGCACAAAGAACTGTGGCTCATGTGTAGGGAGGATGCGTGATGCCGGGAACAATGAGCTTTCGTGTGAAGAATGTTGAGGCCATTCAGGATGGATTTCTTACGCTGCCTGACAGGATACAGCGGGCGGTCTTGAGACGGGCCGTTGCTGCGTCTGGTAGAACAATACGAAAGCACATTAAAAAGAACACTCCAAAATCTCGTAAGACAAAAACGAGGGAGCTTTGGTCTGCTAAGACAGCAAAAACGAGGGCTTCAAATGAAGCGAGGCATGGGAAGAAGAATCCATTAGCAGATTCACTTAAGCTAAAGCCTTCTTCAAAATGGGCTGGAGGTTCAGCCGCTGCTAAAGCTGGAATCATCGGTACTGTTGTTGGCCATGACAAAAGCATGGCACGACATGCACATCTTGTAAACACAGGCCACAGAGGATTCTTCTGGTCAAAAGACTGGTCTGGAAAATATGTTTCTGGGAACCAGTATTTCAATAAAGGTGTTAAAGCATCAAAAGAAGCAGCATCAGAGAAATTCAAGGAAAACACAAAGATGCGTTTTGAAAAGGAAGTTACTAAACACTTTAAGCGTTTGGTGGAGGCTGTGGTAGATGGCTAAGGCTGGACCTGCTATTCGTTCAAAATTACTCACTGTGTCTGACGTAACAGACTTGGTAGGTACGAGAATTAGACCAGATGCTTTGAGTCAAAAAGAAACATTACCTGCGATTGCATACACACAACTAATCAGTGACCACCTGCAAGGATTGACTGGCCCTGTTGGACTTAGTGTTGCCAGAATCGTTATTGGCTGTTTTTCCGATACGCATGTTGATGCTGAAAACCTTGGAGACAAGGTAAGGCTTGCTTTAGATGGTGAAAGCGGAACATTTGGGAGCGAGACAGTCGATATATGTATCCTTGAGGAAATGGATCACGAATATCTTGCACCTACAGATGCGAGTGATAAAGGTTTATACGTTACAAACTTAACTTTTTCGATTACTTTAGACGAGGCAACTTCATAGGAGTTACGAAATGGCTCAAACTGGTAATTCTGCCACACTCTCGATAGGCTCTTTTACTGCGACTTATAGCAGCATCGGTGGCACCACGTTCACACGTGAAGCTCACGATGTAACAGCCGTAAATTCGACTGACTTCAAAGAATATATTGCTGGTTCATTACAGGAACCAGGAGACTTTGAAGCTGAGTTTTATTATGATTCTTCAAGTCAACCCCCGATCACTGATGCGACTGGAACAGTAACAGTTACTTTCCCGTTGAAAAGTAGTCAGTCAACTGCTGCAACACTCGCTGGTTCAGCCTTTGTAAGCTCGTGGTCATCACCAGAGCTTACTGCTGATGGAGTAATGATGAGCCGCATGACTATCAAGTGGGATGGCGTTACTTCACCAACATTTACAGCAGGTAGCTAACATGGCAAAGATCACAATCGAGGCGCATCCGGCACGTAAGAAGATTGAAAAAGAAGATGGCTCTTTTGAGCTTGTTGAAATCATTGATGATGTCAAAATGATCCGAGTGAACGGCATACATGCCGGTTACTTGGATCTGGCAAGAGGCAATGCAATCTCTATGGTGCGACAGTATCCAGAGCAGATTCTTGATGAGGTGCGCGAGAAGGCAGCAAAGTTTACTGGTAAGGGTGCGAAGAAGCCTTCGCAGCCACCACAAGTTGTAGTAGATGATGAGGTGGAAAGCGATGACAACGATTGAGATTTCTGGCCGTGAGCAACTCCTTGGTTTAACGAAAAGACGTTATACCGAGGTTTCCTGTGGGGAGATGACTTTTCGATTGCAGAGTCTTACTGAGGCTGAAAAAAGCAGATTCGAGAAGTCGATCTTAACATCAAAAGGTGCAATCAAAGATGATGCTCGTCGTCGTCTTTTGATTGTGACTTTAGTTGATTCGGATGGTAACAGGCTTTTAACTGATGCTGATATGAGGAAGTTGAGTGAGCTTGACGGCAAAGTCAGCCAAAAGTTGGCTGCTGCTGCTATGGAGCATACCGGCTTCACAGAATCAGATATGGACGACCTGGAAAAAAACTCAGACAGCATCCACGAAGAAGATTCCTCTTTCGACTAGCTCGAATGTGCGGAATCTGGGACGTGGATGGACTCTCTGAGGCCATGCCATCGGAATTGTTTGACGAATGGTACGTTTACTTTCACAAGTTCGAGCCATGGGGTGACGAATGGTTGCAGACAAGTCACATTTGCTCTGTAATCAGCAACTTACTTGTATCAAAGAAAAGTGAGTTGATTGATTTTGACTATTTCGTTCCTAAGTATGACTTGGGTGGTGAAAGCAAGCAGACTAAAAACAATGGAGAGCTTTCGATTGCAGAGCAAGAGAAAATGCTCGAAATGCTGTATGGGTAACTAATGGCTGCAAGTCTTGGAACAATGGTTGCTACTCTGGTAGCAAACACAAAACCTTTTGAACAGAAGATGCGTAGAGCGTCTAAAGACATGAAAGGTTTTGGTAGCGAAGTTCAAAAGCAGACTAAGGATCTGAAGCAGATGGGCAAGGCGGCTATATCTGCCATTGCTTCCTTCATGGGCTTTCGTAAGATCATTGGGATTCTGCAAGAAATCAGCCGTGAGCTTTTCAGGATGAATAAGCAGGCCATGACACTTGGCTTGTCTGCTCAGGAATTGAGAGAATGGGAATTTGTAGCAGCCAGAACCGGCATGGAGGCACAGAATCTTTCGCTTGGTATGATGCAGTTGCAAAAGGCAATTACCAGAATTCTTGTAGGTGAAGGCCGTGATGTTGCAACTGCTCTACATGCCATTGGCGTGAGTGTTCAGCAGCTTGAAACATTGTCACCTGAAGATGCTTTTATGGCTGTTATTGAGGGTCTGCACAATCTTGGTGATGCCGGTCTGCAAGCCACTTATGCGATGATTCTTTTTGAAGATCATCTGGGTATGGAGCTGATGCCTCTCTTGCAGCAAGGTCCAGGTGTGATAGACGAGTTGCGTGAACATCTCAGGGCGATGACACATGAGATTGATGGTGACTTGCTGCGAGCCTCAAAAGATTTGCACAATGCTCAAACAGATCTAAATGCAGTTTGGTTTGATGCAAAGATGGCTCTGTTTCAAATATACGGACCAGCTTTGACTGAGTTGATTGAGAGGCTTACAGAGCTTGTGAGCTGGTTCAATCGGGCAGATCAGTCAACTCAAATCTTTGTCCTCACCCTGACTATTGCAGTACCGGCTGTTATCATGCTGCATATCGCTCTTACGACATTGCTGATTCCTGCACTCAAGAAAATCTATGAGTGGCTGAAAACAATTACCATGTTTACGGCAAAGAATCCGTTTATGTTTACATTGCTGATGGCAACAATGCTGTTTGTGCAGCTTGGGCTTTCGATGGAAGAATCGGAAGAAGCAATGGATAACCTGCAAGATGCAGCAGATGAATTCAACAAAAAGATGGGGCAAACAAATCAAACGATGTCGCAGGTCGTTGCCCATTTGAAAGAAATGGAACGACTGAGAAATTTGGCTAAAAAGTGGACTGACATACTGAAAACACCAGAGGAAATTTTTAGCGACACAATCAATGAGCTTGTAGAACTGTACACAGGAATTGATGATTTAACAGGTCAGCCTTTTATCACCTTTGACACTTTCAACCGTGGTATTACCCATGCAATCAACCAGCTTCTGAAAGCTAAAGATATTGCAAAAGATTTGAAAAACATGCTGAGAGGTGTACAGGCAGTTGCCTTTGGCACAATGGAGGAAGTCAGTGCAAGACTTTCAGCGGAAAGACAAGATAAGGCGCAGCAGGCTTACAGACAAAAACAGTTGCAATTGCAACAACAGGCAAATCAACTGCTGCAACAGATTTCTAATAATACTGGCACACCACTTCCAGTTGTGAATTTAGTACCGTAGGTAATAACGACATGGCAATAACAAAAGTTAGACGCACTGAAGATTGGAGTGGCACACTCAATCAGGCTGGAAAAGCTAATTACACTGTTGCGTATGTGGTTGAAACAGACTCCGAAGATCATGGGATTCAGGATATTGCTGAGGCTGATGATGGCACAGATAAAATTCCAGATAAAGGGGA